AGGTAAATTTACCCATGCTTTAGCCACACCATTAAAAAGATAGCTCGTATCTATAGACTTCTCAGTGCCAGTGTTTACTTGGTCAGACGTTGTGAGCGTGTCAAATGCTATTGTTCCATGTGCTACCATTATGCTAAGTCTCCCATCTTAGTCATTTCACAAACACTAACATCTAAAGCACTATCAGATGTACTCCGCTGAACTTGTGTTCTTATAACTGTTGTTGTTCTATTTGTACCTGCTTCATTGTTACTTGCAGCAAGTTGGTCGCCAGAGTTTTGACCTGCAGTTGCTACACAAACATAATTAACATTACCAAAAGCATTTGTAACTGTTGTGCTGTAATCTCCTGTTCCATTATCTGTTATAGAAGCATTGTTAATACTATCACGAACAGCGATTGTGCCAGTACCATTAAGATTTACCCATGCTTTAGCTAATCCCTGTTGTAAATTCGTAGTTGTAGAACCACCTTCGCCTGTCACCACGATAGACCCTGCGGAGGTTTTGCCTGTTAGTGTGTTTAGTAAGAGTGTACTCATGTTTTATCCTATGATGGCTTTGTTGGAAATGTTACACTAGACATATCTAATCTAAAAGGTGGTTTATCTGTTAAAATTTTAGGGTTTGCCGTTTTAGTTATATCTCTCAACGACTGCCTATACGTTTTCCATTCAGTTTTTTTACTATCAGAAAGAGGACTGTCTACTGCTTGTGTCCAATCACTTTCACGCAATAAGTTGTTTCTAGTTTTTCTTAAATAATCTAATTCTATACTCATCCTAATAAATAACCTCCAAAATGTCCATAAGCCGCACCATTGTAATAGTCCGAAGAGCCACTCCCCGGATTATTAAATTCAACGTGTAACGTATCACCACTAGATAAATCTATTATTTGTGACATAGAAGTTAGCCCTTCCACTTTTCCACCAGTATTTAAATTGTCAGCATGGAGAGTTATTCTAGTTAATGAATTTTGTTGAGTATCATTTTTATGAAATAAAACTTCTGCAGATTCACCAGAGTCAACTCTCAAATACTGACCTACAAAACAAAAGTAAGCTCCAGTTACAGGAGCAGTCATTTTATATGTAGAATTGTTATATGCACTTCCTATATTAATATCTACTGTAGGCAAAGGTATATTTGCAGTTGTAACATAAGCGTTATTTGAACCTCTTGCTAACCAACGAACTTGAGCAGGAAATAATAATCTTCCACTAGAATCAATAGTTAAACCTGTAGTACCGCCACTATGTTGTATTGTATCTACTTTTAACGTACTCATAGTACTACTAACCTCCCACCTGATTCAATCGTTAGTGTATTACCTGAAGCTATAGACAGTGTACCTGTAACTGTAGCATTTTCTGTAGCTAGTATAGATAGGCTTGTTGTTAGAGACTGTGCGTTAGTTCTAAACATACCACCATTTTTAAAGTTACCTTTGTTTTCTGCTGCAGGTGTTACTGTAGCTCCACCTACTTCTAGGAAGTATACAAAGATATTATTACCTGAGTTAGAAGAAGGTGCAGCACTAAAGGTTAGTGTTGACCCATCAGGTACAGTATAAGCAGAAGTGTCCTGTATAACACCATCTACTGACACAAGTATGTCTTGCACAGAACCAATAGTTCTACCTAGTGCAAAGGTTGTGTCTGAACCATCACCACTAAACCTGACAACAGCAGGAGCAGTCTGAAAGTTAGACTCTGGTTCTACTCCAATATAGGGCATATTATGTTATCTCCATGATGCTTAATGCTCCAGACAGTTTATCTGCTACGCTACAGTCAATTTTCAGTATGTCCGTAGTTTCTAGTATAACCTTACCACCTGACAATAGTTCTAATGAAGCTCCTACAGGTATAGGTACATCTTTAGCTAAGAAAGCTGTGCCATTTGTAGCTCCTCTGCCTCCTCCTGATGTATCACTAACAAGCTCAACTTCTGCTGTTACTTGAGAAGTATGAATGTTTGTCAGTATTAAACCTATGACAACTGTTGTTGTACTTGAAGGTGTTGTATAAACTGTGTAGGGTGTACCTGCAGCGTTTGGCTCTGCTGCGAATGTCACCACTTTAAATGTATTTGCCATCTGTTTCTCCTAACTATCCAAGGGCAATCGCAAGTGCCGTGGGGTCGTCTGTAGCAAACCCTGCACTGGTTAAATATGTTTTCACATCTGTTAATGCTACTTGTTTCATTGTTCCATTATCGTTTGTCACTAATCTATCTGCATCTGCAAGAGTTGTAGATGAAGCGGCTGTTCCCCCATCCATTATGTTTAACTCTGCTGCTGTAGCTGCTACATTAGTACCACCTATGTCTAAGGTAGTTACAGAAAGTTCACCTGCTACTGTTGCTATACCATCTGCTAATGTTATAAGGTCTGTATCATCTGTGTGACCTATAGTTGTACCATTTATTGCTACATTGTCAACAGTTAATGCAGATAGTGTACCTAATGATGTAATATTTGTTTGTGCTGCAGTTTGTATTGTACCAGATAATTGTGTCGCTGTCAACCTTCCTGTGCTAGGATTATAAGTTAAATCACCATCTGACTCTAATCCTATGTTTCCACCATCTACATCTCCACCTGCTGTAAAGATAATAGCATTGTCTTCATCTGTGCTTTCATTGTCTGTAATAGTAACAGTTGTTGCTACTGTGGCAGTAGATGCTGTTCCTGTAACATCACCTGTTACGTTACCTTCTATATTAGCTACAAGCGTACCTGTTGTCATGTTGAGGTTGCCAGTGCTACTTGCGTTAGATGTTGTTGTACCTAGTGCAAACTTATCTTCTGACTCATCCCACATAAAGAGAGCGTCATTACCTGTTGACCCTCTTTCAATAATAATACCTACATCATTAGAGTTAGAACTTGCACCTTGGTTTAGTCCTAGTAGTGTGTCTTTAACAGCTAAGTTAGTTGTATCTACAGTTGTTGTAGCACCATTAACTGTCAAGTCTCCTGTAACAGTCAAGTTATCATTTACTGTAGTTTCAGATGTGCTATGACCAATAGAGATTGCAGTACCTGATATACCTGTACCAATCGCTACTGATTCGCTACTGTCTGCTGTGTCAATTACAAGATAATTGTCAGAGCCTTGCTTAATTGTAAATGCTGTGGCTGAGTTGTCAGATACAGCTACATTAATGTCTGTGCCATCTGCACTGATAGAGTCAAGGGCAATGTCACCTACGTTAGTAATAGCGTTATCGTTAAAGGATGTAGCACCTAATGATATTGTACCTGTAGCTGTAAGATTGTCAGAACCAATATCTATAGCACCAAAGCCTGATGTAATAGAACCACTGTTCAATGCTCCTACCGTTGTAACATTAGAAAGTGTATCTAAAGCTGACTCAAAGTATGTTTCAAAATCTGTTAGTGCAACCTGCACCATAGTTCCATTATCATTTACTACAACTCTATCAGCGTCTGCTAATGTTGTTGATGTAGCAGAAGTGCCTCCATCTACAATGTTGAGTTCTGCTGCTGTTGAATCAACTGCTGCTAGTTTAGTAAAGTCAGCTTGTACTAATCCAGATACACCATCAAGTAAGTTAAGCTCTGCAGCAGTAGCTGTAACAGCCGTGCTACCTAATGTTAGTTTACTTTCAGGAACTACAAGTCCTGCAGCACCACCTAGTATAAGGTCATCTGCAGAAGCATCCCATTGCATATACGCTGAAGCTGTATCACCAAAGAATTTAACATCGTAGCCTGTGTCATCTACACCAACAGTTACAGTAGCGTCAATCTGTACTGCACCGTCAATGTCAACAACGTCTAGGTTAGTTGTACCATCAATATCGGCATTACCTGAAATGTCAAGAGTTGTCGCATCTAATTCACCTGCAACAGTTACTACACCACTAGTCAAGGTCATCAAGTCTGTGTCACTTGTGTGTCCTATAGTCGTGCCGTTAATTATTACATTGTCTACTGTGAGTGTGGAAAGTGTTCCTACAGATGTTAGGTTAGGCATAGCTGTAATTTCATCGTCAAAGTATGCAGCTAAGTCTGTTACAGCGACTTGCACCATAGTGCCGTTGTCATTCATTACTACTCTGTCTGCATCTGCGACTGTAGTAGATGTGGCAGTAGTATCACCGTCAAGGATATTTACTTCTGTAGTTGAAACTGTTAGTCCGTCTAATACTTCTAGTTCAGCTTCGGATATACCTGCTGAACCTATAGTGAGTGTACCTGATATGTCTACGTTACCATTAATGTCAACAGTAGTGGCAGCTATCTGTATTTCTGTGTCAGCTACTAAGTCAAGCTGTCCATCTGTACTAGAATTAATATATATAGCCGTGTCACGGAATTGTATCTTTTCTGTAGAGGCTACAAGTATGTCATCTGAAAACTCAAAATAGTCTTCGTCTTCCATCCACTTGAGAACACCGTCATTGCTTTCACCATCAAAGGTAACAGTAATATCTGTACCTGATGTACCTGCACCAAACGTAAGTGTATTACCAAGGAGCTTAGTAACAGGTCCACCTTCTGCGGTAGTGCCATCATGTGTGTGTCCTGTACTCGCTGCAAATGCTGCTAATAACTGATTAAACTCGTCATTAGTATGTGCGGCTGTAATCGTGTCTCCATCAGAGTATGAGGACTGTCTTGTGTATGTTGCTCCCATTTACCTTCTTGCTCCTAACTGATATTCTAACTGAAATCCTTTAAGTGAGTATGGTGCAGTTGAGCCACCATCGTTTACTCTTAGTGCTACGGCAAAGCCTGAACCTTCTACTGCTTGCCTTACTAACGGTTGTGATGCACCTCCATATGTTCCTATTGAAGAAGATGAAGTGCCGTAAGTTGTTGTTCCGTATATCGCAGCAATGTCACCAGAGTCTAGTGCGTAAGCTGCAGGTCTTGCTGAGTCTGCTGATTCGTAATCATATCGTAAGAATAAGTCAGCGTCTATTGTTGATTCAGGTGCAAAGTTAACGACCACTCTTTGCATATGTTTACGAATACCTGCGTCATTAAATGTTAAGTCTGGACTACGGTATTTACCAAGTATTGCAGTTCCATCAAAATCATTACCAGACTCTTGCCTGTAAATGTAACCGTTGGAAAAATCTCCGTGTAAGACAATGACATCTCCTGATTTTACAAATGAATCTGTACATGCAGGTCTTATTCCTCTCATCTCGGCAAATTCAAATCTTTGCCCTTTCATAACACAAATAACACCTTTAGTAGAATTTTGTGCTTGACCACTCTTTGTAAAAAATATGCGGTACTGTGTTTTATCTGGTATAACTACCGAATCAAATTGGCTTGCACTTGAAATATTTTCATCAAATAAAGACTGTACATTTGCGCTTATTGTACCTAGTTCAACGTCACCAATTCTAGCTGTACCTGCAATAGTACGTAAACCGTCTGGTCCTAAAAATATCAAGTCACCTGCAAATTCTTGGATTGTATCACCATTAATACATCCAATATTTCTTGTAATAGGTGTGATTGCAAAATCACTTGATGTACTACCTGTAAGTCTAAATATTCTGTTTTCACAAAAGATAAATAAACTATCACGAAAAACTTTAAGACCTGTTATTGTATCGTCAACTGTTAAACTTCCTGCACCGCTACCTGAACTAAAAGCATCTTCATCTGCTCC